AGGGTGTCTGAGTAATCCGCCGGAAGTTCCGCCGCAATAACGTCGGTGGAAGCGTCCCAGAGAAGTTTGACCCCCATCCCGACATTGGTGAACGTGATCTTCTCAATACGAACCCCGGTGCAGGCCGTCCCGTCTTGCAGGGACGCGAGCGCAGACACGTCTACTTTAACAACCGCAGCTTCACCGGTTCCGTCGCTTGTGTTAGTACAGTAGATAACAGCCTTTCTGGGGCCGTCTTCTACCGTTGTAGCCGTTACAGCATCTGCCATGTCGAACTCCTTATGAAAGGGTGGGAGCGGTTAAACCCCCACCCAAAACAAATTAACCCTACGCAATAGTAGCGATAGGAGTGGACAGGGCCGTTGCCATCCAAGTGGAGTTGGTTCCGTCATCGACAACGCAGGTCATCGAGATACGGGCGTTAGCTACCGTTGAGTTTGGCAAGGTCAACGTATCCCCCGCTACATCGCTAACGGCGTTAGCCGCTGTACCTGCCACAAGTGACAACATGCCTTGGAAATTAGATACTGCACTGCCCGGAAGTACGAATGTAGTTGTTACGCTTCCGCCGACAGCTACAGTAAGCTGAAAGTCATACGTCACACCTACGTTGCCTGTAGACAACGCGGGAAGGTTAACAATATTTGCTGCTGCACCGTTAATCAAAAACAAAGTTCCTGATTGAGCCGCCGTCAAGGTCTCGGTTTTTGCCGTAGCCGCATTGAAGTCTGTGTTAACAGAGCGTCTGGCAGTAATTGTTGACGTGCCGGAAATTGCACCCGTTACAGAAAGGGTGCCGCCGATAGACGTGTTGTTGCTGAAGGTGCTGTTCGTTGTTTCAACACCAGTAGAAGCAGCAACAGAAATGTCATTAAAGCCGTTTTCTGAACGGACGGGGCCGTTAAAAGTTGTATTAGCCATGTGTATCTCCTGTCGTGGCTGGTGTCAGCTACATCATGTAGCTGTCAGGGATAAGTTATCATACGACAAAAAAAGGGGGACAGCAAGTGCCCCCCCTCTTTAATACCCGGTATTACGCGCCGGGTGATCCGTAGACCCCAAGGGGATCAGAAACACCAAACGAATAGCGTTCCCGTGCTTTGTAGCGGCTATTGCCCGTATCGAAGTCAGCATCCATAGATGTCTGCATCGGGGTACGAACAAAGTGCTTCAAACCATTTGGAACGTCAGTCATAAGGAACCACGCATCTGTATCAGTCAGATAATGATTGACCGAATAACCTTCAGGAATAGAACCGTTGTTCCTGATGGCATTGATATCATTATCTGCCGTAGCCACACGACCCTCAGTCTCCAGCAGTCGCGTAGCAACAAACTGAAGGGCGGGGGGAATGACAAGCTTACGTGGTTTTGCAGCGATCAACAGGCTACGCTCATCCGTCCAGCCAGCAACCTGAATAACGGCGGCTTCAAGAGAAGTCTCGTTAAGGTCGGCTGCGACAGTAGGCGTATTTGAGTTGGTCCCACCCTCAACGAGCGGATGCGCGGTGGAGCAGAGTGCTACACCATCCCCATAGGTTGTAGAGAAGGCATTATTAAGAACCGCCGCCCCTTTAACCTGTTTAGTGTAAGCCATAGCGCGGGCGAGAGCCTTCGTATAACGAGCGGACAACGAGTCATACAAGTTATCTTCAACGGCTTCCTCAGTAACTGAGAATCCCATCGCAACGGTTTCGTGCGTGTAACGGGCAGTCCATGCTTCCTGTGCATTGTCATACGAAATAGCTTGACCTTCGTTTTTGACAGGTGCAGCAGAGAACCCAGACAGTTTCGTTTCTTCTTCAAAAGAACGGTCAGAAGATTCCTGTTCAAAAATCTGCTTATGCTCTTCACCATATTTAGCGTATTCCAAACCAAATAACGCATTAAGGCCCGGAAGAAGTTCTTTGAGTAGTTGTGCGCGTGAAATAGCCATGATCTATACCTCCTTAAACTCCAACGGTTTGATGATAACGGTGATAGCCCTGCGTGAACTTCACAAGAAATTCAGTGAAGTTGCCGGAGCTGTCCTCCGTGTCTGGGACTACATCAACAACCGTGAAAGGGAGAATACTAGTAACATTGTTGATAAATACGCCCATACGGCTATTACCAGTAGTAGTAAGCCCCGTATTAAGAACAAGCTGTGCATTAGTAGAGATTGAGTTACCTCTGCTAATAGCAAGAGGCGTCAAGCCCGTAGTAGCGCCATCGGCTGTAGTATTAGTCACATTCACAACCTTAAAGAGCGCGTCGGGGTCGTCACAAACATAAGCTACAATATCACTAGCTACAGTGCTTGCGGGGTAGTACTGGCTGAATATTTGAGACCCAAGAACTGGGTCCGTATATGAGCAACCAAGAAACACACCAACAACACCGGCAACAACAGAAGTATTATTCTGCAAGGTGGTGATGATGATACTACCATCGGTAGTGTATTGAACCACGTCGCCGGTAAAAATAGCGGTTCCGTAGTTAGACGCGATTTTCATTTGCCGGGTAGCCCCTGCAAACACCTGCCCGCCAATCAAATTGACTGGCTTTAGCCCATAGGGCTTATCAACAGTAGGGTAAGCCATGTTTAGCTCCTATAAAAGTTAAGTTCCGTTTCCAAAAGTAACCTTCGTTTGCCGGTCATTAAAAAGCGGCATCCGAGGATCGTTTTCCCGCATAAGGTTGTTATCGACGGAAGAGATCTGCGCTTTACTTTGTTGATTGTAGTAATCGTTTCGCTCTTCAACCAATTCTTCTGGGGCCTTACAAAGCATTAACCCACCAATCACAATATTATCTTTGAACTTATCTTGCTCAACAGTAACCATTGTAATCTCTGGGTGATTTTCTGCTTTAACTGGCTCCCAACCCTCGCGTAGTTTCGAGGAAACATTAGTGGCGTCTATTTTACCTAGTGTAGCTACACGTACCCAATGAAATGCGTAACCCGGCTCGGGATTCGGTGATGGAAGCACCTCAGGGCGCTGCCAAGCCTTTTTATGGGTCGTTTTTTCTCGGGTTGTATGCTCACGGTTAATTCGATTATCAGCCATTTAAATTCTTCCTCATCTCTATTGCAACCTGTTGGGCGTAGTCCTCAAGAGTAACCCCTAAACGCTTTGCTAGGCGTACTTGTGTTTGCGTTAGCACCACTTTTTTAGGCGAAGTACTCCGCGTAGCGGGCGCAACCACGTTGGCCCGACGTTTTGGCTTTTTCTCCCCTTCAAATTGTTCGGGGAACATTCGCCGCATACGAGTGTTGATAGACTCGTAGTATTCATCGCTTTGCGGGTTTACGCCCGTTTTAACAAGTTTACTGTGCAGCCCCAAAACGTAACTTGTCATCTCATCGTCTGAACCAAACCACGGATTAACTGCGGCCCATTCATTCGCTCGATGATCTACCGCTACGGGGGCGGGTTCTGTATTAACTTGTTCTACAGTATCTGGTGTATCCTGTAAAGAAGGTAGCCGTATGTTGTCTAAACGGTCACTCTTTATCTTAACTGTAGTTAGCTTATCTTGCGCTTCAACGACTGCTTCTGTATCTCCAGCTTCGTATGCGTCTTTATACTCGCGTTTAGCCGCTGCTAGCTCCCCAGATGCTGTGCGTTTGGCTTGATCTAAAAGCACCCGTTGGTTTTCGGTCTGGGAGGTTTTTAGGGTTTTATTCTCTGCAACAAGTTGTTTGGCGTACTTTTCCAGCTCCGTACGATCACGTACCGCCTGCTCTTTTTCCCGGCGTTGGTCATGGTAGCCCTTGCTGAAGTGCTTGATTCTCTTACGAACTTTGTCAGAATAATCTTCAAGCTCCTCGTCGGTAACCGCTTCCGGGGGCTCTGAAGCCTCACGGTTTCTATCCGCTTTAGGGGTATCGTCAACAACCTCTACCTCGAACTCTTCGTCAGGCTCTTCGTCAGGCTTTTCGTCAGGCTTTTCGTCAAGCTTTTCGTCAGGCTTTTCGTCAGGCTCTTCGTCAGGCTCCCCACTAGATTTTGGGGGGTTTCTACCGGGTATATCAACGGTAACCGCCCCAGACGATTCAATTTCAATATCTTCGGCTTCTTCGTTGTCATCCTTTTCAGGGAAACTAAACTCCACCTTTTCAAAAGGCATATCTTATCTCCTATACGTTGCAGATGCCGCGAGGATCAGGAATAACTGCCTCGACGGAATCGTCGTTCATAAGACGAAACTCTTTTCCATTAACCCTAAAGCGCGTGCCGGTGTTCATACGAAACATTACATAGTCACCAACTTTGCACCACGGGCCATCAGAGAAACGCTCTTTATCAGAATACGCATCAGCACCCATGTCTATAACAACACCCATTATAGATAAGATGTACTCACGCTTTTTTTCTGAATCTGTTTTTAACAAAGAACTACCTTGATAGTGGTCTTCAATATCAGGAAGAGCTACCAAGAGCCTGTACCCAACAGGTATAGGCAATTGCGCTTCAAGTTCTTCTTCAGTAGTAAGTTTTACAGCTACTTTAGTCATCATTATCTTCCAAATAGTTGCGCGAGAGGTCTTCAATATGAGAGAGTGCGCCTTCAAGACCCCGAATTAAGCCGCACACTTCCCTGTACTGGGCGTACTCTTTACAACTACCCCCGGCAAGGAACTCTATTGCAGAGGATTTTTGCTCCTCGATACGTTCTTTAAGCACGTCGATGACGGTTTTTGCCATACTTGTTAAGCCTCCAGTACTATAGTTTTCTGAAGCTCGGCATTAAATTACGCCTTTTTCCTTCAAGACGAAGCCAAGCGCACCGCCAACGATACCGACGATGATTACGACAGGCTGTGAAATTAACACGCCAATACCGACGATTGCGCCGCCAGCAGCAGCGTAACTTGATGGTTCTTTAAAGCGTTCGATAATCCAATCAACAGCATTCATAACTCTCTCCTTGTTTAGGGTTGCCGACTTTTATCTTCGCCGGTTACTGCTTTGAAAATTTCAAGGTCTAACTTATCCGCTTCCTGCCGTAAGTCCGCGTCTACTTTAAGTTTAGCTTTCTGCGCGTCTATAACTAAACCAGTCTGTTCGTTCTCTACCCGTTGGGCATTTACGGCGATATCAGCCTGATCCCTCTGAGCTTTACGTTGCGCTTCAGCCTCCCGTAGTCGCAGGTCAGCTTGATCTTTTTGCCCTTTACGCTGCACTTCGGCCTGTTTAACAGCTAGCTCTCCTTGCTGCATTTGAATGACAGGATCTTGTGCTTTTTCTTGCGCTTCTTTTTGTGCGGCTTCCTGTTGATGGGCCTGTGTAAGTTGTTTGCCCGCTTCGGCAACAACCCGCGCAAGTTGAATCTCCACTTCCTCAGACAACGCCGCGTTCGGGGCTGGAAGTGGGACACCCAGTTTTTCTTCAATCTGCCTACGGTAGTTAAACCCTAGATGCTCCGCTATATGGGCCTGTAGAGACGCCATAATCTGCTGTGCTTGCGGGTTCTGCCCGATTAACTGGGCGACCATAGGATCTTGCATAAACGACATATGCGCCCCGATATGGGCGTCGTGATCTTGGTAGATAAACGCCTTCATGGGTTTACCCGTGAGTGCATCCATATTCTCGCTTACCGGATCAGCAGGTTTCGCATCGTCTGTTACAGGGACAAGTTTATCCGCATTTTTTACCCCAAGAACTTCAATCATTTGCCGGTGTAGCTGGGGAAGATTATAAATCTGCGGTGCGGCTTGGGACATCTGCAAGACGGCCTGATACTGCACAACCCGTTGCGCCATAGTTGAACTATTAGGGTCACTGACGGGGATTACGTCTACCAACATATAGTCCGCGCGTCGGGCACTGACCTCCCCACGAAGCGGCTGATAACTGTATTCGGCAGGGGCGTACTCGGCCATGATAGCTTTGAGGAGTTTAAACTCCTGCTTCATGGCATAATGGACACGCGCTTGTACCGCAGCCATAGGCTTTAGGGTGCGTTCAAGGAGAGCCAGTGTTGTGCCCACTGGGGCATTAGCGGACATATCAGAGATGTTCATATCACTGATAGCACCAAGCCTGCGGCCTTCGGTGGTAATCTTATCGAGGAGTTGAAGAAGGGTTTGCGACGGCTCTTTATAAGGCAGGAAACTAATGTTGTCGCGGATAGACCCACTAGGCACATCTACGTCACGGAACTCACCCGGCTCAATGGGGGTATCGTCCCCCTTAATACGCATACCGCGTGATTTTAGACCCCCCGGCAAGTTAGATAGTGTACCCGCGTCTACAAGCTGGCGAACGATAGAAGTACCCGCGCGTGCGTACCCACCAATAATATGAATAAGCCCTAGGCCGTAAAATCCAAAACCCGGTACATACACATAATGCACAAAATGCTGACGCTTTAACATAAGCGGGTCATCCGGCTCCCAGTTCCTACGGATAGCCAGTATTTCAGAAGTACCACGCTCAATCGTTACTATGTATGGTTTAGCAATTTCGTCGTCTGATTCATCCAGATCTTCAATAACAAGATCGGCGTGTACCTCGTATATTGCGTAACGATCATCGTCCGTAATAGAATAGCCGCCCTCTTCAGCCTTACGCTCTTCTATGTCCGTATGAAACGGTTGCGGGTCGTCAAGGTCCACATCACGATAAAAGCCACTAGCCTGTAACTTCTTCAGATCGTTTTTAGTCTTACGCATGATGTGCGTAACGCGTTCCGCGCTTTCGATATGAGACGCGCCGTAGGGCACTACAACATCCTCAGCGGGAATATACACAGCAATCTGGCGTCCAATATTTGGATCGTAGTACACTTTCTTAAACGCTGATCCAGCAAGACCAAGGCTATAAAGCATACGTTCATGCTCAGGACGGTATTCAACCATCCTTTCCGTAAGCTCGTAATTCATATCCGCTTTCACGCGCTCGGCAGCTTGCTCTTTATCTTTAGTTTCTTCCCCGAGTATCTTAGTTTTAACCGGGCCTGAAGAAGGGAAAGTTTCACTCATCGTCTCTGCTTGAAACCGGATAGCCGCTTCGGCAAGCACGGTGGAGAATACACCACACGCGCCGTCCCACGGGTCGGTACGTTCTTCGTACTTAAATCCTAGTACATCTAGCCCTTTAACAAACGTATCCGCCCACTCTTTACGGCTGTCAACGTCGGCATCAACCATACCGATAATTTCATCTGCTAACTTACTAAGCACGCCCTCATCCATAGACTCGGCAAGGTTAGCGTCAAAAGCGCTGTCGTCACCATCACCCTCTTTACCGGGGATAAGTGTGATCTCCACACTACCATCATCTAGTGTGACCATATCTGGGTTTACTATTTCTATCTCAAGCCCTTCTTCCCCGTCCTCGTTCTCTTCAAGGCCCATAGGGGCGGAATATATTCCTTTTTCAATAGCCATCATCTATTCCTTAATAATATCCGCTTTGACGCTGTTTTATATACTGTACGGGTTCAGGCTCATCAGAGGGCAAGCGTATAAAGCCACCCTGCCTAAATCTCATAAGCGCCATAACAGTAGAGTCAACCAAATCATCATGGCTCATAAATGGAAACCCAGCAATCTCTTCTATAAGCTCTTCCGCCCAACGAGTAGCTGGCACCCACACTAACTCAGAAGCTATAATATCAGCAACGGAGTTCAAACGCGCAAGTTTATCGCCTGATCCTCTATGCGGCGTGTATTCCTGCACAGGAAGCCCCATCCTGCGCATCTCCTGATACAGCGCAGTCCCGGAACTCTTCTTTTCCACAATAAAAGAATCTGGCTCCCACTCTCCGTATTCTTTTAGCGCCAGCGTTTTTAACTCGGGAAACTCCATACGCTGCTTAATACTATTGAGTAGTATGATATTATGCGCGCCGGTCTCCTCGTTTAGGAACACGCCCCACGTAGTAAGGGCGGTAAAGTCAGCCCGGTTATGAGACTCTGCGGCAGCATCAAGCGACATTATAACATATTCGCACGCGGGGGCGTCTTCATCCCCCCAGTGCTGCCACCACTCCCGTTTTACAATCGAGGCTTCTTCTGCGGTAGGCTCCTGCTGATACTGGGCATTCCACTGGAACGCAGGCATTGAAGCCTTAGTGCGAAGAAGCGCCTCCAAGTCAAAAAACTCCGGCCATAACGGTTTTTGCACGTATTCGGTTTTATCCTCGTTGAGAACGTCTAATATAGCCGGGAACTCAACTATATCGTACTGGTCGGCCAGATCATTGTGGGACATATCCGAAACAACACGCCCCGTGAGATCATCCATATGCCAGCGAGTCTGGATAATAGCCACACTACCCCCCTTCTGGAGGCGAGTACGGGCACCGTACGTAAACCACTCGTACGCCTTCTCGAAGACCTCGAAATTACCGTTAATAACGTCCTGTTCTGAGTGCGGATCGTCAATAAGCAGCAGATCTGCGCCTCGACCCGCGATAGAAGACCCGATACCGCACGCATAATACTCCCCACCGGCGCTGGTATTCCATCTACCGGCTGATTTTGAGTCCACCGCAAGCGAAACAGTAGGGAAAATAGTCTTGAAGGCGTCTGTGGCGATCAGATTTCGTACTTTCCGCCCAAAATCCACCGCTAAATCGGTGGTATGAGACACCATCATAACCTTCTTATTCGGATTGCGGCCCAAAAACCACGCGGGGAACATGATAGAGACAAGCTGGGATTTGCCATGCCGGGGCGGGATATTGACGCATATACGGTCTTTTTCGCCCCGTTCGATGTCCATAAGCATACCCGCCAAAATGCGATGATGCTTACCCACTATGTATTCTGGCTGCATATGCTTACAGAATTTAAGCAGGTCGTTGTATATCTCCTTGTTGTATTTCCGTACGGACAGCTCATCTACGAGCCGGTCGATCTCAGCGACTTCCTCGGGACCAAAAGAGTCCAGATTACTGAGCATACGCTCAACTTCTGACTCCGTAAAATCTAGTTCCGTCGTAAGCATTATTTGGTACCTATTTCAACGGGAGTATCTGCTGAAGATAGCATCTGCTCAAACATGTTGGCAGCAGCCACTAATGTAAGGTCTCGTAGCTCCTGTTTAGTAACTGTTATGTCCCCGTCTAACGTACTTAAATAATACCTACCCCCGTTTTTAAAGGTCTCGAAGGGGCGGGGTGCCCGGCAGAAAAGATATACAAGCCGTTCGGCACGCTTCCCTATTACGTACCTTACCAGCGGGCGGTCCTTTATACTTAACGACTCGTGCCCGAACACTGTAGTACCATATATAGAATGCAGCGCGCCCGCCGCACATACTTCCCCCGACGCGCCGAAAGACTTTAATATACCGTGGGTATTCATCAAATGCTCCAACAACGTACGACCACTATGACGAGTATTGGCCGCACCAGACAGCTCTAAAAGCTCTTTAAGTTGGCTCACTCGTCTCCCTCCTCATCGTCATCGGTATCGTCGCCCTCCCCCTCTCGCACCTCTGGCCCCATCTTACAAACTAATGTAGCCCTCATTACGTTGCATATCCGACTGACAGAACGGGCTGCGTGGACACGACCGCTGGGGAACACAAACAACCGCCCGTAACGGGGCAGCACGGACGCCGCAATATCATCGGCATCTTCGTTTAACACAACGGTTTCGCCAGCCCATTCGGGTTTCCATTCAGGTGGCATATACAGCACCACCGTCTGCTCCTCCCGGTCGCGTTTACTATCAGTGTGCGGGTACCCATCTATGCCATATGTATGAGCATTTACATAAAAGCGTAACAAGTTTGACGGGCCAAAAAAATCAGACTTCAACCACTCTACATACTCACGTAAACAGGGGTATTCCTCTGGTATGAGGTGGCTGCCATCTGTACTTGTATTCTTCTTTTGCTTTATAATCCGGTGGTTCCAATGCCCGTGGGGGTCTTTCCGCTTGTTAGATTTCCAACCGAAACTAAACCCCATACCGGAAACTTCTTCGGTTATACCTTTTATAATCCTAACGGGTACAAGCCCATCATACTTTGTTACCCCTAATTGCATCACGAGGGTGTTGCTCCTTCATCTCCACCGAAATCCAAAACTGTGTCAACGGCCATGCTCACGGCTTCCCTTGATCGTCCTCAATACCTAGCTCTTCATCCACATCAATCACAGTACCGTCTATGATAATGCTAGCTGCTGCTTCTTCCGCTTCTTTTTCTTCCGGGTTTATAAGTTTAGCTAACTTAGAACGAAGTCTGTCCCGCAGATCGTTCGTAGACTGATGCGTTATAGTAACCTCGGATTTCTCCGCGAAGAGCCCAACGTCTGAAATCTTACCCAGTAGCTCCAGCGCACGAATACGCACGCGGGCATCGGGGTTGTCTGTTTCCAGCACGAGCTTGTTTGTAACCATATGCCGTATCTGCACGGCGCTCTCTACGACAGACTGCCCGAACTCCTGCAAAATGCTATTCGTCATAAGCAGGGAGGCGGGGGTCAGGGTAGCCACCTTCTTCGCGGTTACCTTCTTTGAAGTCTTTTTGGGATCTTCCGCGTAAGCAAGGACCAGTTTAGCGGCTACATCCTTATCTGCTTTAGTCGGCTCGGTGGGTAACCCGTATTCAGCCAGCTTCTTAACGGTATTACCCGCATACTTGGCCCGTTCTTTGAGGTCTAGGTATGGAGTGTCGAGGGGAAATGGAACCCCAAGTTCTGGCTCTATAACTAAAGGCATTACATTCTTTCGCAGGTATTTAACCGTTCTGCAACGTATACCGCATAAAAAAAATTTTGCAAGGATAAGAATTAAAAATTGGAGGGGGGGTGTTCCTGTGTAGAGGGGGGTGGGGGTCCAAACGTAGGAAAATGCGATTTGTTTGGCTGGAATAGTATTATATAGACTGCTTACTTGAAAATTTACAAAGTGGGCCACGGGGGTAGGGTAGGGGTCCAGATGCCCCGTTTTCGGTGTTAGTCGATGGACTAACATGCTATTCGGTGCGCGATAGTGTCGAAACATCTATTGTGTTTCGTGCCCTGACGTGTTCTACTATGATTATCAAACGGGGCAATCATGCCGAACGCTTGATAATCTAAGGAATACATCATGCAAAACATTATTCAAGACGCTGCCAAAAAATGGTCAACCGACACTAACAAGTCTGGCATCTCTCTCGCATTGCTACTCGATGCGCTAGTAGCAGATGGCGTAACACTGGCGAGCTTTAAAGCACCACCAAAGGGCGAAGATGCGCACCCTGCGCGGGTCGCTTGTGACGCTGGCGTGCTGGCGAGTTACGGGGTTGCTGCAGTTAAACTGCAAGCAAGCACCACAAAAGACTTGTCGGACAAAGACAAGGCAACCAAGCGTTACAACCAGCAACAGGTGGGATCACGGCGCGCTAAGATTGCCAAGGCGCTGGATGCCCGGCTTAACCCGGTCGCGAAGGGGCCGACACCTCGGAAGGCAGATGATGCTTTTCTTATTGAGTGGTTAGCCACTGGGAAAAAACGTGTTGAGAGTAGCGAAGGTGCTGGCAATATTGACTTGGTTGAAATGAAAGAATGGCTGGAAGATTGCCCAATCAGGTAACTTCTAACAAATTAACTGGGCTGGCCCTTCGGGGCTGGCCCTTTTTTTGTGCCTTTTTTCAGGTTGCGTGTTAGTCCACCGACTAACATCTTCTGATACCAGTAACCTGAGTAGCGGTGAGCCACAGGCACAAACAAGCCCCCGTTCGATACCAGTAACCTGAGTAGCGGTGAGCCATTGTTCGCCCGCGCGTTAGTCCACCGACTAACAGCTTATGATACCAGTATCCTGAGTAGCGGTGAGCCACAGGCACAAACAAGTCACCTAACACGGACAATTTTTGTAATGTTCTGTAGTTAACGCATTGATATATAAGCAATGTTCTGCTTTTAGGGGGTAATGTTCCGTAATGTTCTTTAGCGTTAGAACATTAGCAATAGATGCCTAAACGTAACAGCCTGTGGTAGGGGATAACAATATATGCCTATCAAAATGTAGTAATACTTTAGTATTCTTAGTAGTAGTAGTAATGTTCTTTTTTATAAATAGTTTAATGGTTTTCTTTTGACCCCCCCTGAGGCGTACTCCCAGCCCCAACACCTCGCGAATAAAACCCAACGCAAAATATTACTCTCCAATTTCGCTAAAAAAAGAACATTAGAACATTCCATATATATCAGCGGGTTACAGACCACCACACCAGTACAATACAGTACAATACAGTACATTGCACCTTTACGTACATAACAACACGTTTACGTACGGCTTGAC